ATAGCCCGAATCGTCCGCTACGAGTTTCCGGAGGGGGTTACGGCACATGGGCACCTTGCGGAATATTATGGTGTTACCGAAGCCGAATCAAAGGGAATAACATTTACTTATTTATATGGTGGCATAACGGATGCCGTAAAGGATATCCCGTTCTATCAAAAGGTGAGTGAGTGGTTGGATGGTATGTGGAATGGGTTTGTAATTTCGGGGGTTTTAACGACACCAATCTTCAAACGCCAAATCCATTTTAGCCGAATAGAATCACCAACGAAACAAAAGGTATTTAACTACCTACTACAAGCGCTGGAAACGGAAATAAATTACAAGAAGTTGGCGGAGATACTTGCTGTAATGGAAGGTAAGATGAGTAAACCCGTTTTATATACATACGACTCACTTCTAATAGACACCCACCCAATTGAACGGGAATGGGTTTTAACGACACTCCGAACGGTAATGGAGCGTGGCGGATTCCCTGTCCGCACATACGAAGGAAATAATTACAACGATTTAGAGGTAATACCTTAATTAATTATATTTATATCATATAATTATGTTTGGACTACGTCCGAATTTTGTCAATTACTCAAAAAAAAAAGAATGAAAAACTTATTAAACGAAATTAAGGCTATGAATAAAATAGCCGGTACGCAATTAACAAAGGAGCAAGAGATTGCTATAATTCGTGAAAGACTCGAACAACTAAATGAATTGGAGTTTGGTACACAAAAAGCATTTGACTCTTATCAAAAGAATCACGACTTACGTGGTGATACGAAAGTTACTGTAGCAGGTAAAAAAATGAGTGTATCTCAAGCAAAAGACCAATCCAAAGACCCTGCCGTAAAACAAGGTAGTGCTGTATTTGGAAAAGGTAAAGGTGGAAGTGTATTTGGTGGTGATAAACCAGCTCCAAAATTACATAAAATCTATGATAAAAAAGATCAAGATGAATTAACAAAGGGTGCTAAAAAAATGGGATTTGAATTAAGAAAGCATAAAACCGGTACAGGCGTTAGTTTTATGAAAAATGGTAAAACAGTAGCATCAATGGAAAAAAGAAATACCGAAGGAATGTATGGACCACAAGGAACGGGAGCAAAAAATGATTATAGGATTGTAACGAAAGATGGTGATGAAACTGCTCAATTTTCAATGAAAGATGCTATTAAATGGCTTGATAATAAGGAGTATTTATATAAAAACTAAACAATGATAAGATTAAAAGATTTACTCATCGAAGGGTACGGAGTTCAAAAACTTGCGGCTGACTTAGATGCTTGGGCTAAAAAAGAAAGCCTCAATTTCAAAAAGGTATCATCTGAAAAGAAACCAGGCAATTATGGTGCAACTGTAACTAATACATTCTACCAAATAGGTGATAAGTTTTGTTTAGTAAGAACTGAAACCGTAGCAGGTGCACCAAGACTAAATCAATTAATGTTTCACATAACCGATAAGCCGGATATGGCTGCAAAATCATTAGCCGGTTCAAATTATGTTGGTGACTTCGGTGATGTTACGGATGTATTAGAGAAAGCAAAGATTGTAGGTGGTAAGGAAATGGAGACTTGGGATAAGGCAAAGGTTGAAAAGTTTGTAAAGGAATTGGGACGTGATAAGAAATCCAATAAATTTGACGACTCTCAAGCATCAGAAATGGCACAATCAGTATTAGATGATAATGCCGGATTGGAAACGGCAATTAAGAATATTTATAAAGTAAGAGATGCAGCCGGTTGGTTAGCAAATAAAATATAAAAAGATGAATATAAATTTTGAAGAAATTCTTAAAGAGTTGGAGTTTAGATTACCTACAGGTATTATAAACTTAAACGAAGAACATCAAGTTACAATGTTAGTTGACATCCTACGTGAAAACGGAGTAGATGATGCTAACGAATTTGCTCAAAAGGCAAGAGCCTATTTTGGGTTTATAAATGAAGCCGATACGGATGTGATAGTTAAAAATAAATTATCTGGTCATATATACAAAGTTAAAAAAATGGATCCATCCGTCCATGTAATTCCAAAGCCAGCTGAAATACAGGCCGCCAAAGACTTTTATGGTGGGAAGCTTCCGGTTTCTGATAAAGACCCAAAAGTAAAAGGTAAAGCAGTATTTGGTGGCAAAGGCGCATCAGTATTTCCAAAAGATAAAGATGCTAATAAAGAAACACCTAAAAAAGAAAGTAAAGGATTATCCTTATCAAAAGAAGAAACTAAAAGACTTGTGTATGATAAAAAAGGATTGGCAGATATTGTAAAATCCGGATTAATACCAAGCGCAGAAAAGAAGTTGACCGGAGCAGGCGTATTTGATGCAACGGAAGAACAAATGCAATCTTTATTGGAAGTAACTCAAAAACAAATTGAAGATCCTAATTATCGTAGACCTTTACCCAAATACGATGTAAGTGATAATGATATAGATACGGCATTGGATGAAATGAAAAAATTATTAGGTAAAGACTTTACAAAGGTAAAATCTACTATACAAAAAGCGGGTGGAGTTGACCCTCAACTAACGACAGGTGAAAGAGGAGTTAAGAGAGTTAGAGATATTATTAAATTATATTTACAAACCGGAGGACGTAGTGCGGTAACTGGAAAAATAGTTCCATTTAATCAAATGCAATTAGATCACCATGTCCCATATAGCTCAGCTGCAAAAGTTGTTAAAGATAAAACGGCTAAAGGTGTTAAAACTACTTTATTAGATGAACAATCTCGTTTAGATAGTTTACCAAACTGGGATTTAATGGAAACTTCTTTAAATCAATTAAAAAATTCATTAGAGGGAAATGCTTTAATTGATAAAATTAACAAAAAACTTTCAGCATCACCCGAAGAAAAAGAAATGAAAAAGTTGCAACAAGAAGTTGAAAATATTAGGCAAACTAAATTATTGCAAAATTTGGTTAAATCATTTGGTAAAGGCGATTTTAGTGGAATGAATGAAGAAACTATTGAAAAAATGAGTGGTGATGAAATTGATATTGTTATGAAAGCTTGGAACTGGTGGCACCCAAATACCGGCGATGCAAATCAATTTAGAAAAAGTAATCCAGAGTATGATAAGATTTTAAAGAAATCGGGTATTAAAGTTCCGCCACCAGATGACCCTAATACGATTATTAGAAATACAGCACAAGTTGGTGGCTCTAGAAGTAGAGGAGTTAAAAGGCCTGTTCCTGAAAGGAAAAAATTAACTATAAAAGCTATGAGAGGTGCAAAAGTACCGGCACTAACTAAAAAAGAAGCCAAACAAACGGATACTGTTTTATTAAAAGCAATTAGAGATGTTGAAGCTCAAGTCAAAGATAAAACATCAAGAATTGACCAAATAAAGCAGAAATTAAAAGCTAAAAAAAATAAATAATGAATACACAACTACTTTGCTTATTCACACTCAATACGGAGTTGCAACATTCCATTGATTTCATACTGAACAGTTATGAGATAATAAATCCTAATGTCTTCGTTTTGGAGAACAAAATAAAAGCAGAAGAGTTGTTTATTACTTTTAACGTAGAGAAAGGTTCGGCCCCAATAAATTCAAAATGGAAAACAATTCTTGTACATAGAAAAAAGCAATCAAACACAATATACACTATAAACGCACTAAACGAAGTCGTAAAATCTAAAACCGGCGGACACATAGATAGTTCGTTCATCATAGATTGGGACGAGTTTAGAAATTGTATTTTAACCACTTCAAATGTAGGATATAAGAAAATACCAACAAAGATACATAAAACTTTGAATGTAGATAATTTGGGAAATTAAAATATTTTTCTTATATTTGATTTATGCCAGCAAAAAAGTTTATACCGATTGAGATTAAAACCGATAAACCGGAGAATATATTTCAAGATAATAAATTAGAACTTTCTAAAACTATAATTGATGCCATCGCCTTTGCTATTAAGTATAAGCGTAAAAGAGTAGACTTTGCCCTTATAGTAGTTAAGGGCATATTGGTTATCACACTTTCAATAGATAGTAAAGAATTTGTAGACCTATTAGAGCAGAACATAGAAAATCTAATAGAGTTTGAAGAATACGAACACTGTGCATTAGCAGCTAAATTAAAATCTAAAATACAAAAAAATGAGTTACAGTTACAAGTACAAGAATCCGGAAGTAGTAAAACAAATTGAAGAGCAATATCCTGAGATGACTAAGGAATACCTTAATATCATTATGGAAGGATATGAAACATTTTGTGCAAAGCAATCCAATTACGGACCACATAACATTTCAGTAGGAACATCATTAGAAACCGATGATGATAAGAAATTATCATTATCAGGTTTATTTTTTAGAATGAATGATAAAATTCAAAGAATAAAACAATTAGTTGTTTTAGGTAAGCAAGATAATGTAGGTGAAGCCATAGATGATACATTTCAGGATTTAGGAGTATATGCTATAATAGCACAATTAGTTAAAAAAGGTAAGTGGGCAAAATAATAAATTTTATCGTTTATTCAAAAAATGTATATTTATATAAAACGAATATATGATAATATACAAAGTGACTAATACTATAAATAATAAAGTTTACATTGGCCAAACCATACAAAGTCTAAATCAAAGACAAATTGCTCATTATAAAAAAGCTAGACTTGGTTCTCAAACAAATTTTCATAGAGCTTTATTAAAATATGATAAAGTCTATTTTATATGGGAGCAGGTAGCTAGAGTTGCTGATAAAAATACTTTGAATGAATTGGAGCAGTTTTATATATCAAAATTTGATTCCTATAAGAATGGATATAATATGACTATTGGCGGTGATGGTGGAGATACCATTTCAAATAAATCAATAGAACAAAAGAAAAATCAAGGAGCAAAAAAGGGAAATATACCTTGGAATTTAGGAATTGATATGAAAAAATTGGGATATAATTTTGATAATAGAAAATCCAGAAGTAAGTTTACAAAAACACAAAAAGAAGCACATTCGGAAAAAATCAAATCATCAGAAAAATATCGTAATGGTATCAAAAACAGAAAGCCCGCAAAGCAAGTTGTTATACAAGATGATATGGGTAATATTTGGAATACGCAAAAAGATTTTTTAGATTTTATAAAATTACCATATCATAGAGTGGTTAATACATTGAAGTCAGGAAACCTAGAATATTGTGGTAGAATATACAGTATAATAAAGAGAAAATAAATTTGGTAAATCCAATTAATTTTCGTATATTTATAATAATAAAAGATAAAAAGGTTATATTTAGTAATAGAGATATTGCAATAAACCTCAACTTTAAACTTAATTTTTAAACCTTAAAACAACAAAAGCAAATGGA